ATATGAATTTTTTGTAACCACTGCAGTAGGTGGAGCTAAAACTGTAACATTCGTACTACCAGGTGCAGGTGTATCTAATTGGTTTGCAGCTCTACAACTTATGGGTGGCACAGCAGCTAACCCAGCAAGCGATGTTGCAGGTGATACATTAACTTTAATAGCTACTACAGCTGCGAATGCAAGAGTTAAAGTAACATGTATTTCTGACGATGGTACTAACTCTACTTGGAAAGCAGAAACACTTTCTACACCATTAGCAACTGTTGCTTAATTAGGAGAATACTATGAGCGTGGCTAGCGATATATGGGCAATAAACCCTTCTACGAGTACTACACGCTACAGAGCGGCAGCTGCAGTTGGCACTGCCGGAGCTTTGACACTGCTTACACAAGATGCAGGTCCAAATGGAGTAGGTTATAAAGTAGCTATTACTTCAGATGGCAATGATTTAGCTAATACTTTTACTATAGTAGGTATTAAAGTTGGTGATTTATCAGGTAAGTTTACAACAGAAACAGTAACCGGTCCTAACACTGCTACAGTAACATCAACAAACTATTATGCTTTTATTGAAAGTATTAGTATTAGTGGTACATCAGTTAATGACATTAGTCTTGGTACAGCAGGAGATCTAGCACTACCTAGAACTCGTGTAAAAGCTTTTTATGTAGTATGTGGCTCTAGTGCAGGGAGCTTAAAAATTAATATTAATGGTTTAACTACAGGAAACAACACTATATTTGATATTGCAACCCCTGCTGGTGTAACCATTACACAAGATTTGATTTTACCTGGTGCAGGTATTTTAACTGCAAGACAAACTACAGACTACTCTGTGGTGGTACCAACAAATCTAACTGACTATACCTTATTCTGTGGCTAGAAATGGCGACGACTAAGAAAAAAGGAATGGGGATTAAAACTTCTGTGAAGTCGGGTAATTTTCGCCCGACCAAGCAGGGTGCTGGCATGACGAAGAAAGGTGTCGCAGCTTACAGAAAAGCTAATCCTGGTTCTAAATTACAAACCGCTGTAACGGAAGATAAACCCACTGGTAAGCGTGCAGCGAGACGTAAATCGTTTTGTGCTAGGTCAGCAGGTCAGATGCGAGATTTTCCAAAAGCAGCTAAAGATCCTAACTCAAGATTACGTCAAGCGCGTAGGAGATGGAAATGTTAACAAAGGTGATGAATCATATGGACGAACCAACAAAGCACGCAATAGATGCAGCTTCTATATTTACTGCCGTAGGCTCTGTCCTGCAATGGTTACCAGAAGTAGCAGCTTTATTTACTATTATATGGACAGGAATTAGAATATGTGAAACTAAGACTGTTCAGAACTGGAGAGCTAGACGTCGTAACATGGCAACACTAAAACCTTTCTTAGTTGACGAAAAAGAAACTAAAAAAGAAAAACCTGTGGAACCAGAAGAATTTGATGCTAAAGCTCACAGAGAAAAGATAAAAGCGATGGAGCAAGACGATGCCAGCAAAGAGTAAAAAACAATTAAAGTTTATGCAAGCTGTGGCTAACAATCCTGAGTTTGCTAAGAAAGTTGGGGTACCTACGAAAGTAGGGAAAGAATTTACTAAGGAGACTAAAGTGAAGAAGTATAAAGATGGCGGTATGTCAGAAGAAGACAAAAAAATGTTTGGTGAGAAAGAAACAGATTTACCTCCACCAGAAGGATTTAAAAAGTCTGATGATATGAAACCTGTACCTGCTGATAAAAAAGATAGCTTAGGTAAATTACCTAAAGATGTTCGTAACAAAATGGGCTACATGAAAAAAGGCGGCAAGGTTGGTATGGGCATGACAAAGAATAATTATAAAAAAGGGGGCAAAGTTTCATCATGTTCTAAACGAGCTGATGGCTGTGTCGTTCGTGGTAAAACTAAAGGTAGAATGGTGTAATCGTGGCAGAAGATAAATACAGTAAAGCTAGGAAAGCAAGAGGTCTTAGAAAAACTATATTGTCTCCTGACGATGAACCTGATACTTTGAAAAGAGCACGAGAAGAAGTACGCAACACTCGTGGAATAGAAACAATTAAAACTGGGGGTAAAATTATGGCTGGATGTGGTGGTAAAAAAATGGCAAAAGGTGGCATGATGAAGGAAGAAAAAATGATGAAGCGAGAAGGCCGTGGTATGGCTAAAGCTGACATGCAAAAAATGATGGACAAGAAAAAAATGATGGCTAAAGGTGGTATGGCTAAAAAAGGTTATCATAAAATGCCAGACGGTAAAATGATGAAAGACTCAGCTCACAAAGGTATGAAGAAAATGGCTAAAGGTGGTTCAGTTAAAAAAGGCTGTGACGGCGTAGCTACTAAAGGTAAAACCAAAGGTATGATGGTGTAATGAGAGCTTCACGTGGCATGGGTTGTATGTCTGAGAAAAAGCTTAAAAAGCTTAAGGAAGGCGGTACAGTTAAAGATGCGTGTTACAAAAAGGTAAAGGCTCAATATAAAGTTTTTCCTAGTGCATACGCATCTGGTGCTATTGCTAAATGTAGAAAAAACAAAGGTAAATAATGGCAGTCAGAAAGACAGCTAAAGGTGCTGCGCTTAAACGCTGGTTCCAAGAAGATTGGAAAGATGTTAGAACGGGTAAACCGTGCGGTAGACAGAAAGGGGAATCGCGAGGTACTCCGTATTGCCGACCTAGCAAACGAGTGTCAACCGAGACCCCCAAGACTTCAGGTGAGATGACATCAGCTGAGAAAAAGTCTCGCATAGCACAAAAGAAAAGTCTTGGTCAGCCAGCAGGTAAACCAAGAAGAGTAGCACCGCTAAAAAGAAAAATGCAGGATGGAGGTTCAGTCTCTTCATCAGGCGTACGTAGACTAAAACAGTCTATAAAAATGAAAAAGAAATAGGATAAATTATGGCAACTTCAGGAACAGCAGCATTTAACTTAGATTTAAATCAGTTAGTCGAAGAAGCATTTGAACGATGTGGTCAAGAACTTCGTACTGGATATGATCTAAGAACAGCACGACGTAGCCTAAACTTATTAACTGCAGAATGGGCAAACCGAGGAATTAATCTTTGGACAATTGAAGAAGGTTCTATAGCTTTAACAAATGGTACAGCAACTTATAATTTACCTGCAGATACAATTGATTTATTAGACCATGTAATTAGAACAGGAACAGGTCAGAATCAACAAGATATTACAATATCAAGAATATCAGCAGATACTTATATATCGATCCCTGCTAAGAATGCAACAGGTAGACCGATTCAAGTTTGGATTAACAGACAAGCAACGCAGCCATCAATTAATGTATGGCCTACTCCAAACCAAGATAATACTTATACATTTAAGTATTGGAGATTAAGACGTATACAAGATGCAGGTACCGGAGTTAATACTCAAGATATACCGTTTAGATTCTTGCCGTGTTTAGTTGCAGGATTAGCTTTTTATTTAAGTATGAAGTTACCTAATGCTGGAGATAGAACTCAGTTTTTAAAACAAGAATATGAAGAACAATGGATGTTGGCTTCAACAGAGGACAGAGAAAAAGCAGACTATAGATTAGTGCCCCGTCCTCAATATTTATAAAGGTTAAAAATGGCTAATAAGTTTACCTCAGGCAAAAATGCAATAGCCGATTGTGACAGATGTGGATTTCAGTTTAAGTTAAAAGAGTTAAGAAAGTTAACAATACGAACAAACAATACTGAGATCAAAGTATGCAAAGAATGTTGGGAACCCGATCACCCACAAAATTTACAAGGTATGTACCCTGTAGAAGATCCACAAGCAGTGCGTGATCCAAGACCTGATTTAAGTTTTGTACCATCAGGCACATATAGTAGTAGAGATATTCAATGGGGATGGGACCCAGTAGGACTAAATAATCCTTTGAGGTTAGAAGGATTAGAAGACGATTTAGAAGCAACCGGCGGGGTTGGCACGGTTACTGTAATAACAACTTAGGAGTATAATATGAACAAAGATAGAAAAGGTGCTAAGGTAACATACAAGCAACCAGAAAATTATAGTCAAGATTTATCTTGCTGTGGTTACCCAGAAAAAGATGTGAAAACAGAAGGTGTAGTCACACGTGGTAATGGTGCAGCAACTAAAGGTACAAAAGCTCGCGGCCCAATGGCTTAAGGATAACTAATGAATTACGCACAATTAGTAGCGGCGATACAGTCTTATACTGAAAACCAGTATAGTACAACTGATATAAATACATTTATACAGAATGCTGAGCAACGTATATATAATACAGTGCAGTTACCAGATTTACGTAAAAATGTAACAGGTAATATGACTAGTGGAAATAAATATTTTAGTTTGCCAAGTGATTGGTTATCTACTTTTAGTATAGCTGTAATTAATGCTAATAATGAATATACATACTTACTGAATAAAGACGTAAATTTTATTAGAGAATCTTTCCCTGATACTGATTCACCATTTTATGGAGTACCACAATATTATGCTATATTCGATGATACAACGATGTTGCTTGGACCTACACCAGACGCTAATTACAGTTCTGAGCTTCATTACTATTATTATCCTGAGTCTATTGTTACTGCCGGTAATACTTGGCTGGGAGATAATTTCGACAGTGCTCTCTTATATGGGGCTTTACTTGAAGCCGCAGCGTTCCTTAAAGAAGAGCCGGATACGGTAGCAATGTATACAGCTCGATATAATGAGGCAATGCAGTTATTACAAAACTTAGGCGAGGGTAAAAACAGACGCGATGCTTACAGAAGTGGGCAAGAAAGGATACCGGTGATTAACCGATGAAAGAAATGAACTTTGGGGATTTACAGTTTGATGTAATTACCTCTGAACCAGGACACGGGCACACACCCGAACAGATAGCGGAGATGGCACTAGCAAAGATTATTTATGTCGCGCAAGATGCTAATCCGTTAATACGTGAGCAAGCAGAAGCTTACAAAAACCACATTAGACATGTTCTAGTGCAATATATGAAAAAGGCGATTAAGTCTAATCATACAACAATAGCGAATAAACTGCGTGAAGCAGGGCATTCAGATTTAATTAAAATTTTGGAGATATAAAATGGCAATTACTCAAGCAATGTGTACGTCATTTAAAGTGGACTTATTGAATGGTATTCACGCTTTTGGTACTACAGTAGCTCGTGCAGGAACAACTGCTGACACTATGTACATGGCTTTATACACATCATCAGCGACTTTAGATGCGACAACAACAGCATACACAGCTACTAACGAAGTTTCAGGTACAGGATATGTTGCTGGTGGACAAGCACTTACAACCGTTGCCCCAACTTCATCAGGTACAACAGCGTACTTAGACTTTAATGATGAAACTTGGACTTCTTCTACTATTACAGCACGTGGTGCGTTGATCTATAATTCAACACAATCAAACAAATCTGTAGCAGTATTAGACTTTGGTTCTGATAAGACATCAACAGCAGGTGATTTTACTGTAGTATTCCCTACAGCTGACGCTTCTAACGCTATTATTAGAATAGCCTAATAGGAGGCTGATATGGCTCTTGTTGTTAAAGACAGGGTAAAGGAAACTACCACCACAACAGGTACAGGTACCGTAACGTTAGCTGGAGCAGCGACTGACTATCAAGCTTTCTCTGCTATCGGCGATGGTAATACTACGTATTACACAATACAGTTAGGTACAAGTGATGAGTGGGAAGTAGGTATTGGTACATACACTGCATCAGGAACAACTTTATCTAGGGATACAGTATTAGCATCTTCAAATGCTGGTAGTTTAGTTAATTTCTCTGCTGGTGAGAAAGATGTATTCTGTGTATATCCTGCAGGTAAAGCTATATATGCTGATGCAAACGGCGATGTTACTGTTGATGGTAATTTATCAGGTAATCACTTAGCTGCTAATGATGGGATCATAGCTCATAATGCAACTATAACTTCTAGCTATACAATACCAGCTGGATATAATGCAATGAGTGTAGGACCCGTTACTGTAGACCCAGGAGTGACTGTAACAGTACCGTCAGGACAAAGATGGCTGGTACTCTAAATGTTTGCCGATAGTCCTTTTTCCGCCGCCGCGTTTTCGGCGCTTGGTAATGTAAACGTTTCTGTCGCAGTTACAGGCGTTAATGCTACCTCTGCGTTAGGAACTGCAGCAGTTACAGCAGATGCGAATATAAATGTTACTGGAGTATTTGCTACAGGAGTAATAGATAGTGGATATTCTGTAATTGCAGATGCAAATGTAAGTGTTACAGGGTTAGCAGGAACTACAGGACTAGGTACAGTAGCTGTAAGTGCTGATGCTATTACAAGTGTTACTGGAGAAGCAGGCACAACAACATTAGGTAGTGTTAGTGTTATAGAAGGGTCTGGAGTAAGCTTCAGTGTTACTGGAGTTTCAGCAACAGGTACTCTTGGTGACGAAACAGTTACAGCAGATGCAAATGCATATCCTACTGGAGTAGCAGGTACAACTGGATTAGGTACAGCCGACGTAGTTGGCGATGCAATATTTAGTGTTACAGGCGTTGA